CTCAGCCCAGACCTGCGCCACGTCGCTAAATAGCTGCTCCTGGCCTGCGCCACCGAACTGGTCGGCGGGCGCGGGCTGGGGCGCTTGCAGCGTAACGAGGCGGTCGCACTTGCCGAAGTTCATCTTAGTCGCAGAAAGGCGCTAGCAAATCGCCAATGGCCCAATTCAAGGTATTGGATTTGTGAATGTCCTGGTGGGAGCAGATGGCCAACATCTCATCAGCTTTTTGCCGAATAGCATCGCCCACCTCGGCCGGTAACTGTTTCACGGCTTCCACGATTTCGGCGTGACGCGTTTTAGCATAAGCCACATCACCGACCATTGAAGCGCCTGAAATGCCGTTGGCAGCGCTTTCGATTGTCGCTACTGCCTCGTCTACTGTGTTCTCCATAATCACTTGGTTGGTTGAATCCACTTAATGCGGCGCCAGTAGGGGTCTGCTTGTTTAGTTAGAACCGTGTAGCCCAAATACTCAAGGTTTTGCAGGTCTTGTGTTGTAAAAGGCTCAAGCAATGAGTCGTATATCTCAACTTCTAACTTGCCGCTTTTGACAGCCTGCTTGATGGCTTTCCGAATGTGCTTAGCTACACCTAGGGCAGTAGCTGCGTCGTGAGCTTGACGTGCGGTTTTCATAGGGTAGGTTCGCGAAGTAGGGTCATCAGCATCTTGGCCGTGTGGGGCACCTCCGTCACGTTCAGCCCCACGGCCACCGTCCCCCGATTCTCATACCAGTGGCCTAGCGTGAGCAGCACCCACTGCACGCCCATGAGCTGCTCGCGTGGGCTCAGCACTGTGGGGTCTACAAAAACGGGCACCGTTGTCACGCCTACCGGCAGCGGCTCAGTAGGTTCATCTTCAGCTGGGAACCGCTTCTTGCTAGTGTGCTCAAACGTGGCCACCGCCGTGCTCAGGTAAATGCCCAGCAGGTCATCTTCCTGGCTGTCGGCTAGGTCGAGTTTGAGATGGGCTTTTACCTGAGCTAGGGTAAGCATGTTATCAGCTATTCTTCGTTTTCAGACTCAGTTTCGGGCGCACCTACCAACTCGGCGAATCCGCCGGTAGTCAGCAGTTCCACGTGTCCGGCCGTGAGGTCGGCCGTGTCACCGGGCCAGTAGGCGTAGCGGGGATGCGAGCGCAAAAACTTGACTTGCTGCGTTTCAGTAGATTTTTCACCCGTTTCAGGCTGACTTTGCTCATTCGCAGCCTCTTGCGCAGCTTTTTCGGCTGCTTTTTGAGCTTTAGCAGCCTTTTGTTCAGCAGTTTGGGACATAATATGGAGCGGTTGGGGTGATACCATCGCCCGACTGACTAGTGCCAGCCGGGCTTTTCGGGCTGGCCTACTCGGTGAGCAGGTCCTTCACGGCCGCAAACGCCTTGGGCTGGGCCGCCAGCACGTCGTGGAAGGTCTGGATGATGATTTCCACCTGGCCCTGCTTGGCCAGCGTGATGTTATCCACCGTGATGTCGAGCCCACCCCACTGCCCAATCAGCAGCTGACTCCAGTCGCCGAAAATGGCGGACGACAGCTTGCTGTTGCTAGTGCCCTTGCTCAGGTCACGCGGCACGTTGGTCGTCACCTGTACGGGATAGCCATTGAGCTCCGTGTTGCTGTTCATCAAAAACAGGCCCGAACCTTCGTCTACCTTGGTGCGCTTGAGCTTGGCCTTAGTGGCCACGTTGATGAGGTAACCCGACGAGTCGAGGGCCAGGTTCTGGCCTTCCACCAGCGCTTCTAGTAGTACCAGCGTGTCACGGTCGGGCGCCGCGCCGTTGGCACCTAGCACCAGTTGAAGAATGTCGCTGTAGTTGAGGATGCCAAGCGGCTCGTTATCCTGCCCGTCGCCGTTGATGGCCACGCGCTCCAGCTCCTGCACCACGCTCTTTTCCAGGTCAGAGCGCAGCAGTAGCTCAATGCCGGGTGACGTTTGAGCTAAGAACTGCTTGCTGCGACGCACCCACGTACCCATGCGGTGCGGAGTCATCTTGGCGTCCTTGAACTTCTGGTTCGACTTGTCGAGGGTCTCGATTTCGCCTTTGAAGGTCGATTTGGCACCCTGCGAGAGCGAGGGCACGCCAATATCACCCACTAGGCCCGTGAGGAACGTGGCACCAAGGGCGCGTAGCACCGACTTTGGGCGAGCTAAGTCGATAATGGGACGCACGGTGTCTACGGCCTTCACAGCCGAGCCATCCTCGGGCTGGGTGGGCTGGGTAATCGAGTTGTCGCGGCGGCTGAGTAGCATCTGCGGGATGCCTACCCCGTTCACGTCCTGCCCGAGGGAGCGAGCTTCAGCAACTGCTTGCTGGTGCATCTCGCGCTCGATACCATCGAGCGGCGCACCACCCGACATAGAGCGCACCACCTTCAGCAGCGAGTAGTTCGACAGGTCGCGGGCCTCCTGGGTGTTGTGGTTGTTGATGGGCTGCGTGTTGCCAGCAGCTTCCGCGTCCAACCGCTCCTGCTCTTCAGCTTGGAGAATCTGCGTAGCCAGGCTACGCACCTCGGCCATGGCTGCGTCGTAGGCAGTCGTTTCCTCAGCTGTCATGCTGCGGCTTTCGCCCTTGGCAGCATTGAAAGGGGTTTTAGCCCGGGCTAGGGCCGCATCACGCCGCTCACGCAGCTGTTGCAAGTAATTCATTGTTTTTGCAGAAAAAAGGTGAGAGGGTGAAAAGCTTAGTAGGCAGCTAGCTCCAGTTCGCGGGCTAGCATGTCGTCGTGAGGTGTGGGTGCAGCCCGCTCGCCATCTAAGGCAGCGAGCCACTCCTTCATTTTCTCGATTTCGGCCCCTTGATTATCAATAATAGCTTGACAAAAGGTGCGGATATCTTCGTTTTCTACTTTTTCAAGGGCTGTAGTAGCCATTTCGACGGCCATTTCATGGTGCGGAATCATGTCTTCTAAAAGCTTACGCTCCGCTTTTTCGGCATCCGTGAGGGCGCGCTTCGCCTTTTTCTTACCCTTCCCCATGCCTTTCATGCGCGCATCGGCTTCGTGCTCCTGCTGAAAGGCATCGTGGCTGCGCTTAGCGGCCGTCGCATCGGAGTAGGCGGGCGAGGTGACGGGGCACACATCGTAGACGGTGGCGATTTTGCTGACGGTGCGCACGTAGAGGTCGCCGCCGTCGGGCGTCTGCTCATTGTCCCACTCGCTGCCCCCCGAAGCGCAGGTGAACATGAACGAGGAGCCCACCACGTCGCCGCGCGTGATTTTGCGCATCACCCGCACGTGGTCGGGGTCAAGCGGATCGTAGGGGATGCGATAGCTCAGGCCGCCGTCCTGGGTGCGCGTGAGTACTAGCGTGCCGCTGCGGGTGTGGCCCAGCAGCACATCGGAGTTGTGGTTGAACACACCCTCGACATTGCTGTAATCAGCCTCATCCAGCGCGTGCGGGTCGATGATTTCCACAAACCGAAAGCCAGGGCCGCCGAGCACATTAGAGCGCACGCCGCACACAATAGCTTGTCCTACAAAAGCCTCAGGCTCCTGGGCGCCGCCATCGGCAGCGCGGTACTCAATCGTGGGGGCGGTGCCGACCAGCCGCATCTCGCGGCCTTCCGGCAGTTGGGGCAGCTTAATCATTTTCGGGCGCCGGGGGTGGCGTGTTAGCGGGTTTAGCGTTGCGAGCGGCTAGCGTTTCGTCCATCTTGTCGAGCGGCATCTGATTGACCTGTACCAAGTGGCGGTCGCCGCCGTCGATGGCGTTGCGCTCTTCCATTTCGCGCACCTCGTTGATGGAGTAGATGCCGGCCTGCACCAGCTTCTGGTAGTAGTTGGCCCGAGCCGTGGCGTCAGCACGTAGCAGCGCGGCTAGGTTGTGCTTGAAATAGCGGTTTTCGACCTCGCTGGGGAGCAAAAGCTTCAGGCGGTACTCCTGCTCGAAATTGAGCAGCCAGGGCATGAGCGTATCGCCCACGTAATCCAGGCTCTGCTGCTCAATGTTGTTGTTCGTCGAGCGCTCCAAGTCGCCACCTTTATGCGGTGGGAAACGGAGAATGCTGAAAATGTCGCCCCGGGTGAGCTTGTGAGTGCTGATAAACTCTGCATCTTCAGGGGTAAGGCTGATAGTTTTATACTTCAGCCCTTCCTCCAAAATCAGCGGTTTGCCTGCGTTTTCAACGCCAGTGTAGGCCGTGGTGAAGGTGGCTTGCAGGCGCGCAAAGGCAGCGTCCGTAAGCAGGCCGTCCTTTTCTAGAACGCCGCTAGGCTTGGCGCCATTCTTATAAAAGTTGGCGTGGCTCTTACTGGCTGCCAGACCCTTACCGAACGTTTCGCGGAAGTAGTGAATGACCGAGACACCCATCACGCCATCAAGGCTCAGGCCCCGAAAGTGCAGCACGTCGTAATCGGCGTAGGTTTTGGGGTCGCCATTGAAACGGTACCAGAGCCGGCCGCCTGACTTGAACACTTCCGTTTCATCGGGGTGCTTGAAATGCACCTGCACGGGCTTTAGCTTGCCTACGCGCTCAATCAGGCCGTAGGAGTTGCCCCGCAGCAGCGTGATGGCCATCGACGTTTGCCGAAACTGAAAGCTGTTTTGCAGGCCTGAGGCTTTCAGGTTGAGGATAGGCGTGGCGGCATGGCCACTCACGCGCTCACGGCCTGTAGCCGTTTGCTCGAATAACTGACAGGGTAGCCCAGCAATGTCCTGACTGATGGCGTTAACTGCGGCATAGACCGCCGCGATGCTCATCACCGTCTGCTGGTTGACTGCTACACCCGCGATGCTGCCCCCACCGAATCCCAGCATACCCAGTAGGCGCGCGTCATTGCTTTCGGTGCTGACCGATTCAACTACGCCCGCACTGCGCTGCTCACGTGCCTCTGATACCGCCGCTTGGAGCGGGGTAGCAGCAGACCGGGAAAATACATTATTCCAGAAGGACACGGGAGCGGGGCTTGAACTGTGTCAAAGCTCCGACCGCCCCTAGGCGGGGTGCAACGAAGAGCGGGGAAAAGCGGGGAAAGCGGCCTATAGCTGACGTAAGCCGCGCGTTTCATAAACACTTTCAGGCTGCCCCTCAAAGCCGCCCCAGGCCCCAACGGCCGTAATGAGAGCCACCGGCCCGTCAATCTTATTTTTAGTCTGCTCCTTGCGCGGATAAATATTGTCTTTCGCGTCCAGTACGGCCACGACGTTGCTCATCATCCACGTCATTACGGGATTGCCGTCGTGCACCAGTTGGTAGTTCTTGGCACTACGCTTCTCTTCGCTCGTAAGCGCGTCCTTCACCATGGCAAAAACGGATTTCATAGGCGCACTGAAGTTGGGCACCGTGTTGCGGTACTCAATAGTCTCGATACCTTCCTGCTGAATCTCGGTGGCAAACTTCTTGGCCTGCCAGGGGTCGTAAGCCAAGCCTTTGATGTGGACGACGCTGGCCGCAGCGCGCAAATCGTCCTGAATCAGGTTTTGGTCGGTCACGTTGCCAGGTGTAAGGGTCAGGTGGCCATCTATTGCCCAGCCAGCATAGTGTGCCCCTTCACCCGTTTCGGCCTCGCTCTCGGGTAGGTAAAATTTAGGAATTACAAATACCTGGTTACCCTTGATAATGATGAAAACCAGAGCAGCAATGTCGGTCGAGTTGGCTAGGTCAAGGCCTACGTAGCACTCTTCACCAACAAAGCTTTCTAGCCTCAGGTCAGGACTGGTACAGGCTTTCCAGGCTATCATATTCATCCAAGCAGCCTTGGCATTGCGCCAGACGTTGAGGCGCTTGGTTACGAAATAGCCCTCTTTAGCAGCCTCTGCTTTTGCCTCAGCGGCCTCGGCCGCAAACTTTTTGGGGTCAATGGAGACACCCCAATTCGGATTTGACTTCGGCCACACAGCCGGGTCAGTCCAGTCATCTTCCTCGTCAATAGTGAAGATGATGGCAAAGTAGTGCTCAGCATCAACCACTTCTTTCAGAATTTTGACGCACAATGCGCGGGTAGTAAAGCACACGCCAGCTAAGTTGAAGCCTGCCGTAGTAATCTGGAATAGCATGGCTTGGGCGCGGGCCGCCATGCTGGTTTCCATGTTTTCCACTAGGTCAGGCTTTGGGTGGGCGTGCAGTTCGTCGGCCAGCCCGAAGTGGGTATTAATGCCGTCCTGGTTGCCCCCCTTTTCCTTGCTCAGCGCCCGGTAGATGCCGCCGTTCAACTCGCAGTAAATAGTGTTGGCACTAACCTTTACCCCCAACTCGCGCTGCAGGTCAGGCGATTTCTCTACCATTTTACGGCTGACCTCCCAAGTGATGGCTGCCTGCTCGCGGCGGGTAGCACCTGAATACACTTGCGGGCCCTCCTCGCCGTCGGCGGCCAGCATATAAAGCGCCAAGCCCGAGGCTAGAGCACTCTTGCCGTTCTTTTTAGCCACCTCAATATAAGCCTTCACAAAACGACGGTTTCCATCTTCTTTGAGCCACCCAAACAGGCAAGTAATAATAAATATTTGCCACGGCTCTAGAATGAGCTTCAACTTTTTCTTGGCCCACTCACCCTCAATGTGGGGCAGCAGTTCAATAAAGGCGCAGGGTTTGGCCGCCTCTTCCTCATCAAACCAGTAAGGGAATTCGTCGGTGCCCTCGCGCTGCAGGTCGTTGCGCTGCCGCTGGCAGGCCAGCTGCACTAGCTCACACGCCAGCACGCGCCCGCTGAGCACGTCTTCAATATACTGGTTGGCAATGGCGATGTAGTTGCGGGGCTTGCTCATCGACGGCAGGTGCAAAGCGCCACAGCCTTTCGGCAGCCGCAGCAGTGAAGTTCTTCCCGCCAGCTACGCGAACAGCCCATATAGGCCGCCCACGCGTTGCAGGTCGGACAAATCTGTTCGCGGCGTTGGCCTCGGCGCACCAGCTCAGCCTCTATCTGGGCCGTAGAATGTTCAGACAAGTTACTCATTTACGAAATGCGGCAAAGCCGCTTTTAGCATCTTCCTTGGGTTTCTCCGGTGCGCTGATGCGCGTGCGGCTAGCCGGGCTAAAGCCGAATTGCTGGCCAATTTTATTGACCTTCTCGGTAGCATCCGACAGGATGGCCACCCAAGGCGAGCGCACCTGGTGCGAGCCGTTGGCGGTGTGGCGCGTTTCGGTTTTGCCGTTCAGCTCTAGCTCTTCCTCTGCCTCCAACATCAGGGCCACTTGATAGCAGTAGGCGCGCAGCAGGGCGAGGTCAACTGTCGCCAGCATGCCCTTGGCGTGCAACTCCTGCGCACACACTTTCCAGCATTGTTGCGCTGCCTCTGGCCGCAAGTCATCGGGCGGCGCCGGCAAGTCAGTAGCTGGGTTGAAATCCAGCGCGTTAGGTGCCTCGCGGTCTTTACGGTGAGTGCCTTCCAGCTTCTTTTGTCGGGCTGGCTTGGGTGCGGGGCCGGGCATGGGCAATATTTATAAAATACAATTAATGAAAAACCCGGCTAACCTGACAGTGTGAAAATTTCACTTTGGGCTACGGTCTAGCGATGACGACGCATGAAGAAAACACCCCCCTATGGGGTGTTTTCGGCTCTTCTGCGGGCACCAACACCTCCACTTGCTTCACTACCATTAGAATGGGGTCGCCAGTCTTCTGGCAGGTGCCCCAGTGGGTCGTATCGGCTGGTGGGTAGGCAAAAGGGATGAACTCAACCGCTAGGTGGTCACCTCCACACCGTGCGCAGTGCGTAACGCTGGTAGTAAATCGCTTCATGGTTGGGCTGACTGAATGGTTCGCTCTGACGCACTCTTGCTTTGGTGGCAGGGGCGGCACAGCGACTGATGATTAGCAGGGTCGTAGAAGGCACCGCCTAGCCGCACGGGCGTGATATGGTCGGCCACTGTAGCGGGCGTAGTGCGGCCCTGCTTGGTGCACTCCACACAGCAGGGGCAGCGCTTGAGCTGGGCTAGTCGTGCTGCCTGCCAGCGGGCGGTGCTGTACTCCGGACTGCGGGCTGCGTGGGGGGCGTACTCCCGCTTGGGTGGGGTAGGTTGCCAGGGGCGGCGCTTAGCGGGTGGCAGGCTGGGCATAGCTAGGGGTATAGGCGGTAGGAAGGAAGCATGGGATAGTAGCCTTCGTAGGCGGGCAGGCCAGGCAGCAGTTCTAGCACCAGGGGCTTTTGGGGCTTTACTAGGCCGCGAGGTAACTTCATGCTGGCGATGCGCGGGCGGCTGCCGACATACCACGCTACCCGGCGCTTGGCTTGCGGGCGTAAGTCCAGGTGCCAGTAAGGGCTGCGGCCAGAGGGCGGGATGAGGTCGATTGGCTGCCGTTGCTTTAAGCCCAGCTTATCGGCCAGGGCACGGCTAAGGTAAACGCGGTACTGCCCGTCGTACTCGCGGCCGACGTAGCATACGCGTAGCGTAGGCAGCAGATCAATGGGCGGGGGCAGGTGCTCAGTGGGGTTGTAGGCGGGCGGCATGGGGGCAGAAACTAGGTGGTGGGTAAGTAGTCAGGCCGCTTTTCCAGTTCAGCTGTGATGGCGGCTAGCAGCCGCTGGCTGCGGGGCGGGCGGTACTTCATGCCGAGCAAGGCCTTGCGGTAGGCGATGAGCCTGGGCGTGGCGTGGGC